TTTATCGCAACAACACTATCTCTCCATTACTCTTCCCTAATATTATATATAAGTATGCGAATGTCTACAACCAAGCATATGCGATAGTTGAAGCTAACGATCAAGGTTCTGTAGTTTGTAATGGATTATACTATGATTTAGAATACGAAAATGTACACGTGGAATCAGCTGTTAAGGCTGGAGCTATTGGTATTGAAATAAATAGGAAATCGAAAAGATTAGGTTGTTCTGCTCTAAAAGATCTTTTAGAAAATAAAAAGATAGACATTGTCGACGAGAACACTATCTTAGAAATATCTACTTTTGAAGCAAAAGGTCAGACGTTTGAAGCCTCTACCGGTAATAACGACGACTTAGTTATGAACTTAGTCATGTTTGGTTACTTCATTTCTTCAGCTTATTTCTCAAACATGACAGATATTAATATTAAAGAAATGATATTTAAGCAAAAACTACAAGCAATGGAAGATGATATAGTTCCTTTTGGTTTTATTGACGATGGCAGCGATCAGATTAAAAAAGCTGAAAAAGATGATGACGATAGTCCATGGGCTATAGAATATGATAGAGACCTATAATCTTATAAATAATGGTATATTGAAAAATCTTATTATGATAACTTATAATTAGTAACCGAAAAGAGGAAAAAGAAAATGGCACTCTCTGCACCATCCGAATCACCAGCAGTTGTTGTCAAAGAAATAGATCTGACTGGCGGCGTGCCAAATGTCCAGTCGACTACAGGCGCAACTGTTATAAAATCGCGATGGGGTCCAGTAGATGAAAGAGTTTTAGTAGACAATGAGGCTACTCTTGTCGAAAAATTTGCATCACCTGACTCAGATCACGCGATTTCGCATCACAGAGCTTCATTCTTCTTGAGATATTCAAGTACTTTACAGTTAGTTAGGGTTATCGACGCTAATGCAAAGAACGCCAGATCAACTACAGGTCAGTTATCCACAGACAGTGATGGATCACTACCTAGTGAAGTAATCAAGAATGAAACTGATTTTAATACTCAACTATCTGCACTAGACTCAGATAGTCATACTTTTATTGGTAAATACCCAGGCGCACTTGGAAACAGTCTACAAGTTTCTATATGTCCACACTCAGCAAACGATTCTGCATACTTAGGTTGGGCTTATAAAGATAATTTTGACGCTCCTCCTGCGACATCAGACTTTGCATCAACTAGAAATGCATCTAATGATGAAGTTCACATTGCTGTTATCGATAAAGAAGGAAAGTTTACAGGAACTAAAGGCACACTCCTAGAATCTTTTGCTTTCTTATCATTAGGCTCAAACGCTAAAAAGTCAGATGGAACTAATAACTTTGCTAAAGAAGTTGTTAATAGAAACTCTCAATACGTATGGCTTATCGATTTTGATTCAGACTTCAGAGCTTCTGGAGCTGGAACAGGCATTGATAGCGGAGATAACTTTACACGAACTAGTGGAACATTAAACGCTGACAAAGACTACAATTTTAACGGTGGCGTAGATGTTTCTAATCTTACAACTGGAAATATCTTAGCTGGTTATGATCTTTTCGAAGATAAAGACCAAGTCGAGATAGACTTTTTGATCGCACCTGCGATGGTATCAAGAGCCGATCAAACTACAGTTGTAAATGATCTTGTAAGCACTGCAGCTTCTACTAGAAAAGATTGTGTAGTTGTTACATCTCCAGCTAGAAGTGATGTGGTTAATGTTACTTCAGCTTCTGCAGCTGTAGCAAATACCATAGCAACTGCAGATACGTTTACAAAGTCATCGTATCTATTCATGGATAATAACTATTTGAAAGTCTATGACAAGTTCAACGACCAATTTATTGATATTCCTGCTGCACCTTCTACTGCAGGTATCATGGCAGCAACTGACTTAAACAGAGCTCCATGGTTCTCTCCAGCAGGTTCTAGAAGAGGTCAGTATTTTGGAATCACATCTTTGGCTTATACACCTACTAAGTCACAAAGAGATCAGCTTTACAGAGCTGGTGTGAATCCAATTGCTAACATCCCAGGAGCTGGAGTTATCTTGTTTGGCGATAAGACTAAACTCGCAAGACCTTCTGCATTCGATAGAATCAACGTAAGAAGACTATTCTTAGTACTTGAAAGAGCTATCGCAAGAGCAGCAGAGCAGGTTCTCTTCGAATTTAACGATGAATTTACGAGAGCTGAGTTTGTCAACATTGTTGAGCCAGTGCTTAGAGAAGTAAAAGGTAGACGTGGAATCACAGACTTCAGAGTTGTAGCCGATGAGACTAACAACACTCCTGAAGTAATTGATAGAAACGAGTTTATCGCAAGTATCTTCATTAAGCCTGCGAGATCAATCAACTTCGTCACACTGAACTTTGTGGCCGTAAGAACTGGCGTCGACTTCGAAGAAGTCGTTGGAACGGTTTAAGGAGGTAGACAATGGCAGTACTAGGCGTAGATGATTTTAAATCAAAGCTAAGAGGTGGCGGGGCTAGACCTAACCTCTTCAAAGCAACAATTAACTTCCCCGGCTATGCCGATGGTGATCCAGAATTGACGTCTTTCTTATGTGAAACCGCTCAATTACCTGGGTCAACACTTGGGCAGATTGTAGTTCCTTTCAGAGGAAGACAGCTCAAAATGGCCGGTGATAGAACTTTCGATGTGTGGACTGTAACTATCATCAACGATACAGATTTTGCTATCAGAAACTCAATGGAAAGATGGATGAACGGTATGAATGCTCACTCAGCAAATACTGGTCTTACTTCTCCTGTTGCGTACGAAGCTGATTTGTTAGTTGAGCAACTTGATAGGTCAGGCGACGTACTTAAGAAGTATACCTTTAGAGGATCATATCCACAGGATATGTCAGCTATCGATCTTGCTTACGCAACTAATGACGAGATCGAAAGGTTTACCGTAACGTTTGCTTATCAGTACTATGAGACAGACACCACGAGCTAAATGATAAATACTAGGAGGGCAAACAGCCCTCCTAGATTTAAAAGGAATTACAATGGCAGACAGTTTTAAATTATTTGGTTTTGAAATAAGTCGTGTAAAACCCGGCAAGAATATGAAATCCATCGTTCCTCCTACGGATGATGATGGTGCCGGTTATGTGACATCTAAAGTTGCTGGCGGCCACTATGGCACGTACATCAATATGGATGGAGACGATTCCAAAGATAACGCACAGCTTATACTTAAGTATAGAGGAAGTGCGATGCATCCAGAAGCAGATGCAGCTATCGAAGACATCGTTAATGAAGCAATCACGGCTAGCGACAAGAAGCCAGCACTTGCAATTAACTTAGATTTAGTTCCAGTTAGCGCAAGTATTAAGAAACAAATTACAGAAGAATTTGAAAAAATTTATAATATGCTTAATTTTAAAGAGTTAGGCCATGACATTTTTAGAAGATGGTATGTTGATGGAAGAATATATCATCACTTAGTTGCAGATGAAAGTAACTTGAATGCAGGTATTCAAGAAATCAGATACGTTGATTCTGCAAAAATTAGAAAAGTTAAACAAGTAAAACATAAGAAAGATCCTGTCACAGGAGCTAAGATAGTTGAGAAGGTAGATGAATTTTATATCTACCAAGAAAAACCAGGGAATCAAACAGCTGGAATAAAACTTACTTCTGATTCTGTAAGTTACTGTACTTCTGGTTTAATGGACGAGCATAGAAAGAAAGTCATTTCGTATCTTCACAAAGCTTTGAAACCAATAACTCAACTAAGAATGATGGAAGACTCTTTGGTAATCTATAGATTGGCAAGAGCTCCAGAAAGAAGAATGTTTTATATTGATGTCGGTAACTTACCAAGAGGTAAAGCCGAACAATACATGAAAGATATTATGGCAAAGTACAGAAATAAATTAGTGTACGATGCCAAAACTGGCGAGATACGTGACGATAGAAAACACATGTCGATGCTAGAAGATTTTTGGTTACCAAGAAGAGAGGGAGGCCGTGGTACTGAGATTACCACATTACCAGGGGGAGAGAACCTAGGACAGATCGAAGACGTAATATATTTCCAAAAGAGGCTGTACAGATCTCTAAATGTTCCAATGAACAGACTCGAGCAAGAACAGCAATTCTCTCTTGGAAGAGCGACTGAGATAAGTAGAGATGAATTAAAGTTTCAAAAGTTTATCGACAGAATAAGAAATAGATTTGCAAATCTTTTTTATGATATTCTTAAGAAACAGTTAATAATGAAGTCTATTATCACTGAAGAAGATTGGCAACAGTGGAATAATAAACTAAACATAGACTTTTTGAGAGATAATCATTTCGCGGAATTAAAAGAAGCCGAACTTCTTAGAGAAAAGATACAAACTTTAGATCAAATTTCGCAGTATGTAGGTGATTATTTCTCCAAAGAATATGTTCAAAAGCATGTATTAATGCTTGACGACGATCAAATTGACAAAATGGAAAAAGAAATAGCAGCAGCACAACAACAAGATGACGATCAAGGAGCAGTATAATGAGTGAAGCAACAGCTAAAGTTGAAAACGAACAAGAAGTTAATCCAATTGAAGATCTGGTGAAAGCTTCTATAGCCCAGGACTATAATAAAGCCGGAGCTATTTTTGGAGAGGTCATGACAGTTAAACTTAATGACGTACTCGATCAAGAAAAAACAAGATTGGCAGGTCAAATCTATAATGGAGAAGAAGTACCAGAAGAGCCAGAGCTCGATATTGACGGCGATGAAGAAGACGGTGCAGATGACGAAGAAGATCTTCAAGGCGCCGAAGATGACGGTGACTCAGGCGACACAGATGAAGAGGATGAGGTTGAAGCTGGATCCGAAGAAGAGTCCGATAGTGATGACGAACTCGAAGTGGGAGACGAAGAACTGGACGGACAAGAAGGGGAACGTGAAGAGTAAGCAGGTTCTAGTTGATCTAAGTAGAAAACCTTAAAAGTATAAATAAAGGTAATGGAATGAAAACTTTTTTACATTTGAGAGAACTAACTGGTAGAAAGCCAGAAGGTAAGGAAGTATATAATAAGAAGATTGGAAGAGTAACTATTAAAATCAATAAGGAACGGAATGGATTCGTTGCTTATGTAGATGGCGATAGACTCGATGTATACCGTTCTCAAAGCGAAGCCGAAAAGGCATCAAAAGAGTTTTTGAAACAATATAGAAGAATGAAGTAGGAAGAAACATGAAGCTTATATCAGAATATACCGAAAGCGATTTAGAATACATAGTTGAAGCCGACGAAAAGACCGGCAAAAAGAACTATAAAATTCAAGGTATCTTCGCTCAAGCTAATGTAAAGAATCGAAACGGTCGTATATATCCAAAGCCTATCATGGAGAAAGCTCTTGGTAGGTACATTGATACTCAGGTTTCCAAAGGCAGAGCCGTTGGAGAGTTAAACCACCCTGAAGGACCGACCGTTAATTTAGATAGGGTTTCCCACAAGATTGAAAGTCTAGAAATGGACGGTGACAATGTTGTGGGCAAGGCATCGATATTAGAAACTCCCATGGGGCAGGTTGTAAAAGGGCTGCTTGACGGTAAAGTTAATTTCGGTGTTTCGACTCGTGGTATGGGAAGTTTGAAGCAAAATGGTAACACCATGGTCGTTAATGACGATTATCTCTTAAACGCGATTGATATCGTGCAAGATCCATCAGCACCTAGTGCTTTCGTTAATGGAATAATGGAAGGAGTTGAATGGGTCTGGAATAACGGAATTATCGAAGCTCGAACAATTGAACAAATGGAGACTGAAATTAAGAAAGCTCCACGTGCTGATCTCTATGAGACTCAGGTTCGTGAGTTTAAAAATTTCCTCTCGTTACTTAAATCAAAATAAGGAGTCAAAAATGACTGATGAAAATCAAATCGAAGATCAGGATGTTGAGCTCCAAGAAGACGATGAGGAAATCTTGGAAATGCAAAAACACGATCCTAAGAATGCTGAAGCCCAATCAGTCGCAAGTGTAGACAAGGCTGGTGACGCAACTGGTACTGCAGGTAGTCGTAAGATGGCCGGTGGAACAGCTGCTGATAGCACCAAAAAAGATCCAATGCCTAAGTTAACTAAGGCAGGAATGATTAACGCAATGTATCATAAGGCGAATAAGGCTAAAAAAGCTGAAGTCGAAGCTATGTACAACAGCGTTATGAGGGATCACGTCGAGAATGAAGATGAAGCAATCATTGAAGATAAGCCTTCAATCGATTACAAAGCTGATTTCAAAGACGACCTTAAAGCTTTGGTCTCTGAAGAAGCTACACTTTCAGACGATTTTAAGGCAAAAGCAGAAACTATCTTTGAAGCTGCAATTCAATCAAAGCTTTCAGACGAGATTGATAGGCTAGAAGAAAAGTTTAATGAGGAATTAACTGCAGAAGTCGATCAGACAAAAGCAGACCTCGTAGAGAAAGTAGACAGCTATTTAAACTACGTAGTTGAAAACTGGATGTCAGAAAACAAGTTGGCGATTCAAAATGGTCTAAGAACCGAGATTGCAGAAGACTTTATGAATAAGTTGAAAGACCTATTTACAGAGTCATATATCGAGGTACCAGAAGGAAAAACTGACCTTGTTGACGAACTTGCCGGAACAGTTGATGAGCTAGAGCAAAAGCTTAATGACACAACTGGTCAAGCAATCGAAATGGCCGAGGAATTGGAAGGTTACAAACGTGAAGCGGTTATCCGTGAAGCATCAAAAGACCTAGCCGAAACTCAGGTTGAAAAGCTTAAAGGCTTGGTAGAGAATATTGATTTTGAAGACCAAGAAACTTTCGCTAAGAAAGTAGCAACAGTCAAAGAATCATACTTTACTAAGACTACAAATACTGCTAGCGGTGAAGCCGAAGTAGAAGATGGTCCAGTAGTGGAAACATCTGGTTCTATGGCATCATACCTTAGCGCAATTAAGAAAACTGCTAACAAATAACGGGAGCACTAGCTATGCAAAATACAGCATCATATGATAAGTTGATCGAAAAGTGGTCTCCAGTATTGGACGAAGAGTCAGCTGGTAAGATTACAGATCATCATAAAAAAGCCGTAACTGCAGCAATTCTCGAAAACCAAGAAATCGCACTTAGAGAAGAAGGTATGATTTCAGAGAATGCAGGAGTTCCGGCAAACTCAACCGCAAGCACTGCAAACTGGAACCCGGTCTTGATCGCACTTGTAAGACGTGCAATGCCAAACTTGATGGCATACGATGTCTGCGGCGTGCAGCCAATGTCCGGTCCAACTGGCTTAATCTTCGCGATGAAGTCAAGATATGGCGGCGGAAATACTTCATCAAGAGAAGCATTGTTCAACGAAGCTGAAACTCAGTTTTCAGGCGACAGCGCAGGAACACACGATTCCGATAATGCTTCAGGCTTGAATGTAACTAACCTAGACTCAGACTCAACTGCAGACGACGCAAGATTGACTAACATCTTCGCCGGCGGTATGCCAACTGCAGACGGAGAAGCACTTGGAGTAACCGGTGGATCAGACTTCCATGAAATGGGATTCACCATCGAAAAAGCAACTGTTACTGCTAAGTCAAGAGCACTTAAAGCAGAATACAGCTTGGAATTGGCTCAAGACCTTAAAGCAATTCATGGTCTAGACGCTGAAACTGAGTTGGCAAATATTCTGTCAACAGAAATCTTGGCTGAAATCAATAGAGAAGTTATTAGAACTATTAACTCTCAAGCTAAGACAGGCGCACTTCAAACTAACACCGCTGTTAACGGTATCTTTAACGTACAAACAGATGCCGATGGTAGATGGTCAGTTGAGAAGTTTAAAGGTTTGATTCTTCAAATCGAAAGAGAGTCAAACGTAATTGCTAAAGAGACACGTAGAGGTAAAGGTAACTTTATGATCTGCTCATCTGACGTAGCATCAGCACTAGCAGCCGCAGGTATGTTAGACTATACACCTGCAATGTCAACTAACTTAAACGTAGATGACACAGGCAATACTTTTGCTGGCGTAATGAACGGCAGAATGAGAGTCTACATCGACCCGTACGCAAATACAGACTACGTAAACGTAGGGTATAAGGGTACAAATCCATACGATGCAGGTGTCTTCTATTGTCCATACGTACCATTGACAATGGTAAGAGCAGTTGGTGAGAATACATTCCAGCCAAAAATCGGTTTTAAAACCAGATATGGAATGGTATCAAACCCATTCGTCGATACAGCTTCTATGTCTGGAAGAGACGGATTAGCTGCTGTTAAAACTAATCAGTACTACAGAATTTTCAGAGTTGATAATATTCTTGGTGCATAATTAGATTTAATGCAAAAAATCACTGGGGTCGGTTCGCCGGCCCCTTTTTTTGCTTACAAACGATATAAATAGATACATGGCGAACCTTACAAAAAATTTCAATTACTTACAACCTACTAATTTTAAGGCAGTAATTGATAGACAGAATTATCCAAATTTAGAGTTTTTCGTTCAGGACTTTACACACCCTGGCGTCATTATGAATCCAGTTGAGATGAACTATAAGAAGATAGCATCTGTACCTTTCATTGGTGATAAGTTAACATACAACGAGCTGTTAATAAATATTATATTAGATGAAGACATGAAATCGTATACTGAAATGCATAACTGGATGAGAAGAGTTCTAGATCAGGATATGACAACTCCGATAGATAGATTTAAAGCTAAGACTGAAAAGCCACCGGCTGAATCAGATATAACTTTATCTATTTTATCGAGTCATAATAATCCAATAAAAAGAATTCAATACGTTAACTGTATACCTATTGCTTTAACTGACATACAATTCGCTTCTACACAAGGAGGAGAAGCTTTTATAACGTTTGGTGCTTCTTTTAGATTTACTTATTTTAACTTGCTTACTAAGAATACGACTGGACAATTTGTAGATTCGTTTAACGTTACTGGAACTGTTGGTTCATAAGAACCTTATATATAATTTAAACATGATGGAAACAAGATGATTGACTTAAACCAAGTCCACGAGATGTGGCAAAAAGATAGTGTTATCGATAATCACTCGTTAGATGACACCTCTAGAAATACTCCCAAATTACATTCAAAATATCTTCAAATGTGGTCTGAAGCTAAATTATCTCTCAAGAGAGCAGAGTTTGAACAGAAAAAACTTTTGAAAGATAAGTGGCTTTACTATAATGGAAAAATGGATAGAGAAACTTTAGAAGAAAAAGGATGGGAACCAGATCCATTTGATGGATTAAAAATATTAAAAGGAGAAATGGATTACTATTACGATAGCGATCCTGAGATACAAAAATCAGAAGAAAAAATTCAATATTGGAAAACTACTATTGATACATTAACAGAAATAATAGATAATTTAAAATGGCGGCACCAGACTATATCGAACATAATCAAATGGAAACAATTCGAATCCGGAAACTAAATCACGCGACTTTATTTTTAGAATGCGATCGAAGCATAAGTGCAGAACTTAGAGAGTTCTTTTCTTTTTACGTCCCTGGCTACAGGTTCATGCCGGCGTATAAGAACAGAATGTGGGACGGAAAGATTAGACTATACAATCAAATAACTGGAGAACTTCCAGCTGGTCTTTGGCCACAAGTATTATCTTTTGCTGAAAGCAGAGAATACGAAATAGATATTGAAGAAACTGAATATGGAAGTCCAAACGAAGGTAATCCAGTAAACGCAGACTTTATGATGAAGTTCATAGAAGCTTTAAAGTTACCTTTTGAAATAAGAGACTATCAGTTTGATGCCGTGTGTACTGGAATACAAAGAAAAAATTCAATATTATTATCACCTACTGGTTCAGGTAAGTCTCTCATAATTTATGTTCTTGCAAGATGGTTGTTATGTTCACTTGAAGAGAAAAAGCAAGATATATTAATTATTGTACCAACTACTTCTTTGGTTGAACAGATGTACAATGATTTTAAAACTTATGGATATGACGTTGATAGGCACTGCCATAGAATATATTCTGGAAAAGATAAGAACACTTATAAGAGAATTGTTATTAGTACATGGCAGTCAATATATAAATTTCAAAGAGACTGGTTTGCAAGATTTGGAGCAGTATTTGGAGATGAATGCCATGGATTTAAGTCTAAGTCATTAACAACTATTATGAATAAATGTACCGAAGCAGAGTATAGATTTGGAACTACCGGTACTCTAGATGGAGCGCTAACTCATGAACTCGTATTACAAGGATTATTCGGTAAAGTATACCGCGTTACCAGCACAAGAGCCTTACAAGATAACGATACGCTCGCTAAGTTACACATTAGAAGAATCGTCCTCGAGTACGAAGACAAGACGAGAAAAGAATTTGGAAAGAAAACTTACCAAGAAGAAATAGAACACATAGTAACTTACGAAAAAAGAAATAAGTTTATAAGAAATCTAACTTTAGACTTGAAGGGAAATACACTAGTCCTATATAATTATGTAGAGAAACATGGAAAGCCACTACATAAACTTATAACGGAGAAAGCACATGAAACTCGCAAGGTTTTTTTCGTGTCTGGACAGACTGAAACTTCTGACAGAGAAGCAATTAGAGGTATTGTGGAAAAGCAGAGGAATGCCATTATAGTAGCTTCACTCGGTACGTTTAGTACAGGTATAAATATAAGGAACCTACATAATATCGTATTCGCTTCTCCATCAAAATCGCAGATACGAGTACTACAAAGTATTGGAAGAGGATTAAGGAAAACAGATGATGGTAAAGAAACAACTCTTTATGACATTGTTGACGACATATCTTGGAAGTCTCGCAAGAACTTTGGTATCTTGCATGCAGATGAAAGACTTAGAATATATGGTCGAGAAAAATTTAACCATAAAACTTATAAAGTAAAGTTATGAAAAATATAAAGCAATTTAAACTTACTAATAACGAAGAAATAGTTTGCGAAGTCTTGGAGTGGGATACTCAAGACGAGATCGCCGATATTCTTATAAGCAAAACTCTTAGAATAGTAACTGTAGAAGACTACGCTAGAGGATATAAGTTTTTTGCTTTTAGACCTTGGTTATCTTTTACTGAAGATCCAGAGTCTTTACAAACTCTTAATTCATCTCATGTTGTTGTTGCCTCCAATCCTTCGCCCGATCTTTTAAAGCATTACAAAGCTTGTATATACTCGATAAGGGCAGATTTAAAAAATAGCAATAAGAAGAGAAAAGCTTATATCAATACGGACGAAATAGCGCACGCAGTCGAAGAACTGACAGAAGAAGAGATGGACCAGTTTTTAGCTGAAAAGTACGGCCACATGGTACGTGAGGACGACTTCGATCCAGATTCTGATTTAGGCACTAATATCATTCCGTTTAAGCCAAAGGGTACGTTGCATTAAAAAGGTATATTCCTCCCTCCCCATACTACTCTTATATTCTATCATAAAAATGGGCGTTTGTAAACAAGTATTTTCACGTTTGAAAGAAAAAAATAATCATTTACATTTACACTTTTTTGGTGTATAATATATTATGAAAGGTGGTAAAAATGGCACGTAAAAAAAGCATTCACTACGTTAATAATGCTCAGTTTTCGTCAGCTGTTGTAGACTATGTTACTATCGTAGAACAATCTCGTAAAGACGGGACCGAAATTCCAAAAGTACCAGACTATATAGCGCAATGTTTTTTAAGAATTGCGGAAGGTTTATCTCATAAATCTAATTTTATTCGTTATACTTATCGCGAAGAAATGGTAATGGATGCAGTAGAAAATTGTTTGAAAGCTATTGGTAACTATAACTTAGAAGCAGCAACAAGAACTGGAAAGCCAAATGCATTTGCATACTTTACGCAGATAACTTGGTACGCATTTTTAAGACGTATTACAAAAGAAAAGAAACAACAAGAAATCAAACTTAAATATCTTACAAAATCTGGAGTCGAAAACTTTATTGACGTTGATATGTCTCAAGGTGATGTCGGTCAACAAGTAGCAACACACTTTGTCGATACGTTAAGAGACAGAATTGAAAGAGTTAGATCTACTGATAGTGAGATTAAAGAACTCGTAAAAGAAGAAAAGAAAAGAAAAAGGACTAAAGTAGCTGATTCAGACTTAAGTGAATTCATGGCATGAAGATAGCAATACTAAATGATACCCATTGTGGTATACGTAACTCATCAGAAATATTCTTAGCAAATGCAGAAGATTTCTACTCAAAGATATTTTTTCCGGAATGCGATAAAAGAGATATTAAACAAATATTGCATTTAGGAGATTATTATGATCACAGAAAGTTTATAAACTT